GAAGGGACTAAATCCGTGGAACATGCGCCACGTCTGGATCTTGATGTTTTTTCAGGGGTGGGATTTTCTCGATCAAAGAAGGGATTTTTAAAGATCCTCCGTGATCCTCATTAGGTCTTTTCTATGGCTGTGAATTTAAACCGTCAGGAGATGGCCGACTTGATCGGCAAGTCACCCAAGTGGGTTGGCGAGCTGATCAAGCAGGGAATGCCGGTAGAGGGTGGCGGCGGCAAAGGGACGCGAGTGGTCATCGACTCCGAGAAAGCCATCAACTGGTTTATCGAGCGAGAGGTTAAACGGCAAGTCGGCGAGCATGGCCCCGCTGATGCGCCAAGAGCTGGCACTCCCGAAGGTGAGGAGCTGCTGTTGACGATGGCCAAACGCCGCAAGGCTGATGTGGATGCTGCGAAGGCAGAGGAGTCCGTCATCAGCAAGGAGGATGTTGCCCAGTATTTCTTCGAGGTTGCCACCGTATTTTCAACAGAACTGGACGGTTACGGCGCTCGGCTCGCAACGGAGTTAGCCCAGATCAATGATCCAGCCATCATCAAGCAGAAGCTCTTCGCCGAGTCGCGCAGGGTCAGGGCTGCCACCGCTGAGCGCCTCCGCTCATATGTTGAGGGCTATCATCCAGCAGGGGGCGGAGATAGTGGACGCGAAGCCGCCGAGGAATGCGGCGGCGTGGGCGACTGAGCATCGGATTATGCCGCCTGGCTCCCCGGTGCCAGGGCCATTTGATTCAACCCGAACCCCCTACATGATCCCGGTTGCGGAGGCATTTGCCGACCCGCGCTATCGCCGGATCACGTTCGTGATGGGCACCCAGATGGGCAAGTCCGCCACGATGCAGAATGTCATCGGCTGGCGCCTTGACGATGAGCCCGCCCCGATTATCTATGTCGGCCCCACCGAATCGAACATCAACAACGTGGTGGAGCCAAAGATTGTCGAGATGTTCCAGCAGTGCGAAAGCCTCTGGGCCAAGTACGACAAGAAATCACCAAAGCACAAGAAGCGGGTCGCCGGTGTCAGCCTGCGTTTTGCGTGGGCGGGTTCGGCAACCGAACTGGCCTCTGACTCCGCCATCATCACCCTGGTGGATGAGTTGGACAGGCCGCCAGAGAACGCCACGGGTGAAGGTGACCTGGTAGAGATTGCCGAGGCGCGTGGTGATGCCTATGTCGATTCAAAACTGGGGCTGACCAGCACCCCGACAAACGGGACGGTCAACACCACTGTCCACCCTGTCACGGGGTTGACGCACTGGGCAGTGTCCCCAAAGGGGAAAGTATCCAGCCCGATCTGGTTGCAGTGGGAAAAGGGGACGCGCCACGAATGGGCGGTGCCTCACCTCGACCCCGACTGTGGCGAGTATTTCGTGCCGCGATCAGAACTGCTGTGGTGGCCAGGTAAGGGCACCGCCGAGCAGTGCAGCCCGATGGATGCGGTCAAGCACGCCCGCCTGATCTGCCCCCATTGTGGTGGTCAGATCCATGACTCTGAGCGCCGCCAGATGAATGCCCAGGCCCGCGCCATCGCGCCGGGTCAAACAGTTACCCGCGATGGGGTGGTGATCGGCGATGCCGACACCGAAGGCAATGACCACTATTCGATCTGGGTGTCAGGTCTCTGCTCATTCTCTGCCAAAAAGTCTTATGGCTACCTGGCCCGCAAGCTGATTGAGGCGCTGGCCAGTGGCAACCCTGCCAGCCTGCTCTCTGTCTACAACACCGGTTTCGGCGAGCTGTTTGCCATCGCTGGCGATGCGCCGGAGTGGGAAGAGGTGTTTGCCCTGCGCGATGCCTATCAGAGCGGCACCGTGCCGGATGGGGTTAACACCCTGCTTTGTACGGTGGATGTGCAGAAAAACCGGCTTGTCTATGTGGTGCGCGGCTGGATGCCGGGCATGAGCTCGCGCCTTATCGAGCATGGCGAACTGTGGGGGGACACCGACAAACCGGAGGTGTGGTCGGCCCTGACCGAGCTCAAAGAGCGGGATTTTGATGGCCACCGCATCCGGCTGGTCGGCGTTGACTGTGGCTATCGCACAGACGAAGTGCTGACCTGGGTGCGAGCCAATAAAAACAGCGCCCGCGCCCTGATGGGTTTCGAGCGACTGACCAAGCCGTTCAAGATGACCAGGCTGGAAGTCAGCCAGCAGGGCAAGGTGCGCAAGCGCGGTGACAAGCGGTGGGACTTTGATACCACCCTTGCCAAGGCGTGGGTGCATAACCGGGTTGGCTGGAAGCGAGGCCAGACAGGGGATTGGTTGTTGCCATCTGATGTGGCGGAGGACTACTGCCGCCAAATCGTGGCAGAGGAGTACAGCACCGAAACCGGAAAATGGATCCGGGTGCATAAAGACAACCACTATCTCGACTGCGAGGGGATGCAGTACATGCTGGCCAGAATGCTGAGGATAGACCGCAAGGCTGCAGCCGGTGACGCCGATGACCAGGAGGCGCAGGACGAGCCGGAACAGCAACCAGATCACCCGAAACAGACCATCAAACAACCCGCCCGCCGCCAGCCCAAACGGGTCAAGCGTGGCAGCGGATTCGTGAGTAAATACCGATGACGATATCCAAAACGTTACAGGCCGGTTTAACGCTGGCGTGGTCTGTCAGTGTGCCTGAGCTGCAGGCGAATGATCGGCTGCTGCTGCTGCTGCGCGGCCCCGGCGTGATCGACCTGACTGCTGCCCTCTCCGGCACCACCTCCTCGTTTACCGTGGCGGCGGCCGACACGGCCAAGTGGGCGCCGGGTCTCTATCAGTACAACCTGGTGCGCGAGAGCGGCGCGGATCGCTTCCTGGTTGGCAGCGGTACCGTGACGGTCGAGCCTGACTTTGCCGCCCTGTCAGAAGGTCACGACCCCAGAACCCATGCCCAGCGAATGCTGGACAGCATCAACAAGGTGCTGGAGGGCCGGGTGCTCAGTGACCACGAGCGATACAGCATAGAAGGCCGCGCCATCGACCGGATACCGATCATGGAGCTGCACAAGCTGCGCCGGATCTACAAGCAAAAGGTAGCCCGCGAGAACGGGCAGAATGCGGCGATTGTGCCGTCCAGAATTTTGGCGAGGTTGCCCGGATGAAGGCGTTCATGAGTCGCTGGTTTGGCGGTGCCGCGCCGCCAGAGAAGAAGCAGCGCCGCCATCGTGAGGTGCGATTCGCCGCTGCCCAGCAAGGGCGGTTAGGCCCGCGCATCTTTGGCGGCCTGTCCATCAACGAAGAGCTGCAGCGCGATCTGGCCACCATCAAGGCCCAATCGAAGCGAGCGGGTAACGATGATGGGTATGTCGTCAAGTTCCTCAACATGTGCGAGACCCATGTGGTCGGCCCTGACGGCTTCACCATGTACGTCAACGCAGAGGATGCCAGAGGGAATCGGGATGCAGCCGCCTCAACGGCGGTGCAAAAAGCCTTTGAGCGATGGGGCAAAAAGGGGGTGTGCGACACCACCGGCCAATACAGCTGGATAGACATTCAAAACATGTTCATCCGCACCGTGGCCGAGGGTGGCGAGATCCTAGTGCGCTATGTCGATGGCTTCCCGAACGAGTTTGGTTTCGCCCTGCAGTTGATCGATTGCGACATGCTGCAGACCGGTTACAACCGCGACCTCGCGGATGGCAGCCGGATCAGGATGGGAGTTGAACTGGATGAGCACGACAGGCCGCAAGCCTTTCACATCCTGACGCGCCACCCTGGCGACACCTCCTATTTCCATGGCTCGACCCAATACCAGCGGATCCCAGTCTCCGAGATGGCGCTGGCCTTCATGCCGTTCCGGCTTCATCAGGTGCGCGGGGTGCCGTGGGCTCACGCCGCCCTGCTGGAGATGCACCACCTGACCGGCTATCGGGAGGCGGAACTCACAGGCGCCCGCATCGCGGCATCCAAGATGCTGGCCTATGAGCCGGATCCCGATCTGGAAAGTGACGATGCCCTGGTGCAGCAGGATTTCATTGAAGAGGTAGACCCCGGCATGAGCGTCATTGCTCCGCCTGGCTACCAAATCAAAACCCTCGACTTCAAGACGGACGGCGGCAACTTCGGCTCCTACATCAAGCACGGGATGCGCGGTGCAGCCAGCGGCCTTGATGTCTCTTACAACAACCTTGCCAACGACCTGGAGGGGGTGAACTTCTCCAGTCTGCGCCAAGCGGTACTGGAGGACAGGGACGGCTGGAAGAAGCGCCAGCGTTGGATGCGGGAAACCCTGCTTGAACCTGTGTTCAGTCGCTGGCTCAGGATGGCGCTGCTCTCTGGCAAGGTGCAGGGCTACGGATTGCGCCACCTGGATCAGCTTGACCATCCAAAGTTCCAGGGCCGCCGCTGGCCGTGGGTTGACCCGCTCAAAGATGAGCAGGCCAACAGCGAAGGAATGAACAACTTCACTCGCTCCCCGCTCGACATTATCCGCGAGCAGGGCAAGCAGCCAGAGCAGGTTGCCGATGACCTGGTGAAGTGGGAGGAGATGATCGAACAGGCGCGAGCGAAGCGGGCCAAGTATGGGCCGAACCAGCAGCAGAACAGCAACAAGGGGGAGAGTAATGCCGAAGACGGTAACGATTGAGGTTGGCCGTCAGGAACGATTCTTGACCGTCACCCGCGAGGCGGTGGATCAAGAGTCGCGCACCGTCCAGCTCAGCTTCTCGTCAGAGGAGCCTGTCGAGCGTTGGTACGGCATGGAGATCCTGGGTCATAACCCTGGCGAGTGTGACCTCACCCGCCTGCAGGATGGCGCCCCGTTCCTGATGGATCACAAGTGGGGCGATCAGCGCGGTGTCATTGAGTCCGCTCAAGTCACCGGCGGCAAGGGTCAAGCCACGGTGCGGATGTCGAAGTCTGACCGGGGGGAGGAGCTGCTGACCGACATGGTTGACGGCATCCGAACCAAGGTCAGTGTCGGCTATGAGGTGCTGGAGCTTATCCACGTTCGCCGTGATGAGCACGGCATGGATTGGTATCGCGCCACCAAATGGCGGCCCTATGAAATCAGCTCTGTCTCCGTTCCGGCGGATAACAGCGTGGGGGTCGGTCGCAGCAAGCCGGAACATCAAGAAAACCCGATCACATTAACAGTACAGCTTCGAGAGGATGCTATGCCCAACCCGAACACCCAGGATAACCAAGATCAGACTCGCGACAAGCCGCAGCCTGAGCAGAACAACAACCATGGCGGCCCCACTGCCGATCAGGAGCGCGAGCGCGTTACCGAGATCCTGGTCATCGGTCGTCAATTCGGCATGGAACAGCAAGCCGAGGAGGCCATCAAAAACGGCGTCTTGTTGGCGCGTTTCAAAGATGACGTGCTGGCGCAAGTGCGCGAGGGCGGCATCAAGCCCGCTGGCACCGATATGTCGCTGGATCTGAGCGACAAAGAGCTGCGCCGTTACAGCCTGGTCAATGCGATCCGTGCTGCCGGTTCAGGCAACTGGAAGAATGCCGGTCTGGAGCGCGAGATCTCCGTGGCTCTGGCCGAGAAGATGGGTAAAGACGCTCGCGGCTTCTACGTGAACTATCAGGTGCTCTCTGGCCTGGGTCAGCGTGACGCCCTGCAATCCAAAGGCGTTGCGGCCAACGGCGGCAACCTGGTCGCCACCGAGCTGTGGAGCAATGAGTTTATCGACCTGCTCCGCCCCGCCTCGATGGCGGCGGCGCTGGGTGTTCGCTTTGCGACCGGCCTGGTGGGGGATGTCGATATTCCCAAGATGCTCTCTGGTGCCAGCTTCTACTGGGTGGATGAAGATGGCGCACCGAGCAACAGCGCGGGCACCTTTGGCATCGTCAAGATGTCACCCAAGACCATCGCCGGTGCCGTGCCGATGACTCGCCGCCTGCTGCAGCAGTCCACCCCTGACATCGACCTGTTGATGCGCAACGACATCCTGACCGGTCTCGGTCTGGCGCTCGACCGGGCGATCTACTTTGGCAGCGGCACCAACAACGAGCCGCGCGGCATCGCCAACCAGACCGGCGTCAACGCCATTCCGGTCACGGCATGGGACTGGAAAACCCTGGTTGACTTTGAGACTCAAGTCGCCGAGGCCAATGCCTCCGCCGCTACCATGGCCTATCTCTCTCGCCCGAGCCTGCGCGGCCTGCTGAAAACCACCCCTATCGTGGATGGTCAGGCGGTGTTCCTGCACAACAAGGGTGAGGTGAACGACTACAAGCACCTGATTTCCACCCAGGCACCGGCAGACACCATGCTGTTTGGTGACCACTCCCAGGCGCTGTGCGGTCTGTGGGGTGCGCTCGACCTCAAAGTCGATACTGCCGCCAAGGCCGCCTCTGGCGGTGTGGTGCTGCGGGTATTCCAGGATGCGGATGTCTGCGTCCGTCACCCCCAGGCGTTCGCGCTGG